CACAACTGTTCAAGAGATTAACTAGATTATTCTCTGGGCCCATTGTTAGTTATAGATCACAAACCGGTCGCCGTATTAGAAGGCAGCACCTTGATAAATTTTCATCTAGGTTTAAGTCTGCGTCCGGACAACAGTTTAAAAAGTCGCAATACAACCCGCTCGACACCATTGCGGCAAACGCTATTGGTAATCAACGCCGTTCCGAGCGCTACATAGACTTCGACCAAATGGAATACATGCCAGAGATTGCTTCGACAATGGATATATATGCGGACGAAATGACCACTCATTCTATTCTTCGCCCAATGCTCAACATCAAATGCCCAAATGAGGAAATTCGAGCAGTCCTCAACATACTATTCTCTAATATTCTAAATGTTGAATACAATCTATTTGGTTGGTCTCGCACGATGTGCAAGTACGGAGACTTCTTTCTGTATCTCGATATCGATGATAAGTTTGGAGTTACCTCGTGTATCGCATTGCCATCAAACGAGATTGAAAGATTAGAAGGTATGGACGCTACAAACCCTAACTACGTTCAATACCAGTGGAACTCTGCCGGCATGACATTTGAAAACTGGCAGATCTCACATTTTCGTATTCTGGGTAATGACAAATACGCACCATATGGAACATCTATCCTTGAGCCCGCGCGCCGCATTTGGCGCCAGTTAGTCTTAATGGAAGACGCCATGATGGCTTATCGAGTTGTCCGCTCATCAGAACGACGTGTGTTCAAGATTGACGTCGGAGCAGTGCCCCCGAACGAAGTCGAACAGTTCATGGAGAAAATCGTGACTCAACTAAAGAGACACTCGGTGGTAGACGCTTCCACTGGTCGAGTTGATTTACGCTATAACCCAATGAGCATTGAAGAAGATTACTTCATCCCTGTTCGCCCCGGTTCAGCAACCGAGATCACTAACCTTGCTGGCGGTACCAACACGACTGCGATTGATGATATCAAGTATTTACGTGATAAATTATTCTCTGCACTCAAGATCCCCCAAGCATATCTTGCTATGGGAGAAGGCGCAGCAGAAGATAAAACAACACTGGCCCAGAAAGATATCCGGTTTGCTAGGACAATTCAGAGACTTCAAAGAGTTATTATTGCTGAATTGACCAAGATCGGAATAATCCACCTTTATACACTCGGATTCAGAGGAGACGATCTTCTGGCGTTTGAGTTATCGTTGAACAATCCCTCAAAGATTGCCGAACTTCAAGAATTAGAACACTGGAAACAAAAGTTTGACATTGCTGGCTCAGCAACGGAAGGCTTCTTCTCTAGACGTTGGGTTTCCGAGCACATCTTTGGTATGTCGCACGAAGACTTTGTTAGAAATCAAAGAGAAATGTACTTTGACCGTAAGCAAGATGCCGCATTACAAGCTGTGGCGGAAGCAGCCGCCGCCGGCGAAACCGGTGGTGGGCTTGGCGGCGACTTAGGCGGCGACCTAGGTGGCGACCTTGGTGGTGACCTCGGCGGCGACCTAGGTGGCGATGATCTCGGAGGCGATCTTGGAGGTGGTCCAGAAGAAATGCCGGCCGGTGATGCCGGCGGCGGCGATGATTCCCCACTCCTAGCCGTACCCCCCGGATCACGAGGCGCCAAGAGATTAAGCGTGTATGATAAAGGCACTTACGCAAGAAAAGACGGAAAGAACGACAAGAGAAAAGCCGGCGCCCGAACCCGCTCAATAGGTGCAAAGTACAACAAAGAAAAGAGTAGTAGCACAATAAGAAATGTGGTTCCAGGGTTAAGTGATTTAAATACTTTAGCTAATCCAGCTATAGGAAGTGGTATTTATGAACAAGATGAGTCTATTTATAACTTGAGGGAGCAGAATGAAGAAGAAAAACTATTCACTCTCAACAGTTCAGTTAAAGTTTTGTTAGAAGGTCTTGAAAACAATAATAAGGATATAGTGGAGCAAAAAGATGAAAATTAAACACAACAAAAAAAGGAATACTGCTTTTGTATACGAAGCCCTTGTTAGGGAGATCACCGTTGCAGTCATTAAGAATGATAGCGAGACAAAAGAAAAAGCCGTTGCAATAATTAAGAAACATTTTAAGCCAAATTCTGCCCTAAAGAGACACCTAGAGTGCTACCGCTCGCTATACGAGAGCCACAACATGGATGCTAAGACCTCTGAAAAGATAATTCGCGAAGCAAAGCTCGCTAGCCGACTTCTCGACACACAAGGCTTATTTGTTGGGCATAGTGATTTAATCGATGACGTGAATAAAGAGCTTTCACCAAGCGTGTTTAACAATTTTGTGCCAAACTATAAGACATTGGCATCCATATACCAGATATTCTCTGCAGAGACAACACCCAAGAGCGCAGTTATCTTAGAAAACCAACTCATTAGTACTATGACTGCTGCTGCCAAAGGAGGAGAAGAACTGGAACCTATCGACAATTTGGCTTTAACGTCATTTGTTACAAAGTTTAACGAAAAATACGAGAGTACATTATCCGAACAGCAGAAGAACTTGTTAAATCTCTATATTTCTTCTTTTGCTGACAACTCACTGACCCTCAAGAGTTTTTTAAATGAAGAGATAGGTAGACTTAAAGCTTCTGTGGGACAGAGTTTAGAGATGGCCGAATTTAAAGAAGATGAAGATATGAGAGAAAAGGCTAAAAAAATAATAGAGATACTCGAAGGCTTCGGTAATTCACAAATAGACGATAAGCTATTAATCACAGTTCTTAAAACACAAGAGTTAGTTAAGGAGTTAGTTATAAATGTCGATAACGATTAGCATTGGAAAGGAAAGTCAGAAAGAGACTATTCGTCTTGAGATGGATATCCGTAAATCAGTTAACGGAGATCTGATGATCTTTGACCATGGCGATATCGATATTGTTGTATCCACAAGTGGAAATAAAGTGACTGCATTCCCTAAAGAATCTTTAAACGATTTGGTCTACGGCGCCCAAAACAGGCTGTTCGCATTTCTCCAGAAGAAAGGAATCGTAGTTTCCGAGTCAATCCAAGCCGGCTCATTTTGCGGAGCCATGGAAGCCACCTTGCAGACTCCCTTCAAGGAAAGCATCAATGCTGCTAAATTAGCGCTCGTCAACTTGAGTTCCTTTATTGAGGAAGAGCGCCCGTACTTTGAATCTCTAGAAGCGATTGTTGCGATGGATGACGAGATGCTCATATACCCAGATAAGGAAACATCAACTGAGCTTGGCGAAGTACCACAGTCAACCGAGCAGGGTTCCATCCGCAAGGGCACGATTAGAGATACATATTCACTTACTTACTCTTACACGATATAAAATGAAAACACTATTAGAAAATTGGAACAAAAAACTGACAGAAGCAGAAGAACTGCCACCAGAGAACAAGTCTAAGATATTTGACGACGTTGAATCTGAGGCCGATGCAATAGTGGGAAAGATTAGATCTGCTTCCGCCGGCGATTCTGAGCTTGCAAAAGAAGCTATGCAGTCATTGATAGTAGCGTTGCAAAACTCTCTTGAGAGGCTGTAGTGGAACTTCTGACATTTATACTTTGTGCTTACGGCATGACGCAGATTATAGTATACAGCGATATGCCACTACTAAGAAGTTTGCGCCCGTCTAAAGAGGCGATAAAGGGATACGGCAAAGTTTTTCACTGTCCAATGTGCATGGGGTTTCATGTAGGTTGGTTTTTAATGTTACTTTCTCCGTTCACAGAACTATTTAATTTTGACGTTTCTGTAGCTAATTATTTCCTTTTAGGATCATTATCTTCCGGAACGTCATATATCCTTAACATGGTTTTCGGCGATGACGGAATTCAGTTAAAGAAGAACTACAGTGTTCAAGACATATTTGGAGAAGAAGAATGAATAATGACATATGGACAAACAAGTGGATGTTACAACCAGTTAGACGCTGCTGCAAAGGATCTTGACGATGGGTCAAAAACTACTTAGAGAATATTATGAATTGTGTGAAGGCGGCGTCTGCCAAGACCTTCTCACCGAAGCCGAAAAGAAATTTGTTGCCGAAGGCGGCATGATTTTATCGGGAATTATGCAGAAAGCCAACACTGCGAATGGAAACAACCGGGTATATCCGATGGAAGTTTTACAAAGAGAATGCAAAAATTATTCCAAGCTTGTTAGAGAACGCCGTGCTTTAGGCGAATTAGATCATCCGGAAGATTCGGTCATTAACTTACGCAATGCTTCCCACATGGTGACAGACATTTGGATGGAAGGCATCGACGTTAAAGGAAAGATTAAAGTACTTAACACTCCCTCTGGGCAAGTACTACAAGAGTTGGTAAGAGCCGGAGTAAACGTCGGCATCTCATCACGAGGGATGGGCTCCGTATCTGAAAGCAAAGGACAGACAATTGTCGAAGATGACTTCCAGTTGATTTGTTTTGACATGGTTTCGGAACCATCAACTCCTGGCGCTTTCATGATGAAAGAAGCAAAAGATTATCAAAACAAGGTATTCACCAAGGCTGATAGAATTAATAGATTATTAAACGAGGTATTGGAAAATGAGTAAGAAGACACACAGCAGCTTCCCAGAGCAGCAAATTTTACAGGAAGGCTGGAGAGATTATTTGAAACGAGGAGCCCGTGGTAAATACAGGCGCGGTGGCTCCAGCAGCCCAACACCCGACCCAACACCAGATCCGACTCCCGATCCAACACCCGACCCAGCACCTACCCCTCCTAAGCCAGCGCCTAAATCCGCAGATACTGGAATCCCAATTTCAGGCACCGAGTATCAAGTAATGGAATTTGTCGCCGGCGCAAAAATTTTAGATATTATTAAGGATGCAATAG